AAGAAATGGTTTTCCCTGTCTATAAACGTGCTGTTTATCTGCTAAGGGACCAAGGGCGCATCGAATTACCTACGTTAAATGGGCAGGACATTGAATTACAGGCCGTTTCTCCCCTAGTTAGGGCTCAAAGAAACGAGGATATCGCCCAGCATGTCAATTATGCGCAGATGTTAGGGCAGTTATTCGGCGGTGCGGCTATACAAAACATGCTAAACCCGCAGAAATTTGCTGAAAAGCTGGCATATTGGTATGAAATCGACAACGATTTGCTAACAACAGAGGATGAGCAGCGCAGTAATGTGCAAAATCTCGTAGAACTTGCGGGTGGAGCGAGTGAAGCCGGGGTTGATCCCATTAGCGCAGCACAAACATTGCTTCCATGAGCCAATCCGATAGCGGAAAACGAAAAACAAAAGCACCAGCGTACTTTATAGACGGTGTTATCAGGCCAAAAGAGGCCGAATATAAGATAAATCAGGTCTTGCGAGAGACTTTTAAGACCGATGCAGGGCGGGTAGCTTTAAATTACCTCAAAGAAATCACGTTATACACGGTTCATCCTGCCGGAACCGACGCTAATGTGTTAGCGCATACTGAAGGTGGGCGGTATTTGGTTGGTTTGATCCGCAAAAGAATCAACGATGCAGAGAAGGGGCTTCCTAATGTTTCATAAACTATCGAATCCTAAGATATTGCGTGCGCTTGATAGCGAGGGCGGCGGCGGTGACGCCGCTGCGGCAGAATCAGCCGCGCCAGCCGAAGAAGGAGGTGCGCCAGTTGAGGCGGCTGAAGGAGAACCCGCATTACTTGCCGGGAAATACAAAGATGCGACTGCTTTGGAAGAGGGTTACAACCAACTTCGCACGGCTTACGATAAGAAAACGGCAGACATCAAAACGGATGTGGAAAAAGAAGTAAGAGGGCAGATTGAATCCGAGTATCAGCTTGTAGCTAAAGGAGATATCCCTGAGAAATCAGAAAACTACAAGTTTAGCCCGCCGGAAGGCTTGATACCGGAGGGGTATGACTTCAGCATGAAAACGGATAACCCGGTATTCCGCAAATGGCAGGAAAAAGCCCACGATATGGGCCTTACACCGGAACAGTTTAATGAAGTGACCTCTATCTACGTTGAAAACGAAATGTCTCTTTTGCCAGACCCTAATGCCGAGTTGGAGAAGCTGGGAGAGAACGGCAGGGCGCGTGTAGACCGGGTGGATATGTGGTTATCCAAGCATTTAGATGCAGATTCGTACATATCCATGTCTAATTTCTCTGGTGAGGCGTCGTTTATTACGGCGATGGAGCAGATTATTAGAAAAGCTGGGCAAGCTGGCGGCGATACTGAAGGGGTGCAAAGCGATACTCCGCTATCCCGCCCAGAATTAGAGGCAATGATGAAAGACCCGCGCTATCGTGACCCGCGACATCGGGAAGATGCGTATGTAAAAAGGGTAACGGAGGGTTTCCGTTCTCTGCCGTCTTAACCGGCTAGGTTGGTTGCCTCTGCCAGCTAGGCTGGTATGGGGGTCAGGTTCCCTCCCTCCCTCCTGACCCCCTTTTTATTTATTGTGGACATCTATTAAAAGTATTGTATTTTTAAAGAGTACAGGCCCGAAGTATTCTTAGGGCGGCCCCTGTGGGATACCCGCCCGACGATCTTAGGACACCCTGCTTGGTGAAACCTTGATTGTGGAGTATGGCAATGGCCTTTCCCGATATTGATGATGCTTTCGTCAAGCAATTCGAAAGCGAAGCGCATATTGAGTACCAGCAAATGGGCTCAAAATTGCGTAACACCGTTCGCACCAAAGCAGGTGTGACGGGTGAAAGCACTACATTCCAAGTGATTGGTAATGCAGTTGCCGGAACCAAATCACGTAATGGCGATATTCCAGTGCAGGATGTATCGCATGCACCAGTTGAGTGTACTCTGCAAGACCGGTACGCCGGTATCTATGTGGATGATCTTGACGAACTCAAAATCCAGCATGACGAGCGCGGCGCGCAAGCGACCAACCTTGCTGCTGCGATGGGCCGTGACACGGACGAAATCATTACTACGGCAATGGATGCGTCCGCCAATTCAGCAAACGCGACTAACAGTGTATGGACCGCTGCTGCTGCACCGATTGCAATCATGGAAGCTATGGGTAATGCCAGTATCCCGTTCGACGGGCGGCTTTACGCAGCGGTTCCATGGGAAGCATGGGGTGACCTCATGGACATCGATGAGTTTTCAAACGCGGATTATGTCCCGTCTGAGAAGCTCTGGTTTGAGGGCGTAACTGCTAAGAACTGGCTTGGTTTCCACTGGTTCCCGCATGAGAACCTGCCAAAAAGCGGTGTGGACCCGAAAGCGTTTTTCTACCACGCTTCGTCTACCGGGCATGCACTTGGTAAGGACTTCATGTCTCGTATTGACTATGTGCCAACAAAGGCATCGAACCTGATTCAAGCGTGTATGTCTCACGGTTCGGTTCTCATTGATGACACCGGTTGCATCGAGATCATTTACGACCTCGCGTAAGCGTTAATTGAGGAGAAGTTCCATGGCGTTAGTCAAAACAGACTTCGCGGTAATGGGTGACGGAAACGGAAGTAAGATGGCGGTCTATCGAACGGCTGATGCAATAGCAGTCGTGAATAGCTCCGGTTACTTCAACGATCTGTCCAGTGTGTTATCTTTGGGCGATGTTATATTCGTTCAGACTGTTGATAACCCTGCCGCTGTCACTTCGGTGACGGCTGTAAATATCGTCTATGTAAACGGCAATGCTTCTGGTGTTGTCGATGTAACAGACGGCCTTGCAGTTACTGCAACCGATACAGACTAAGGAGATAGGGGGGCTTCGGCTCCCCTTTCACCGATATGGCAGCAGATACTGATGTAGCAATTGCATCTAATGCTTTAGTTTTGATCGGGTCTAACCCGATTTCTTCTTTTGCTGATGACAACGGCGGTGCTGTTGTTGCCAACGAAATCTACGAAGATGTAATTGAAGAGCTTCTTGCGGAAAAAGATTGGACGTTCGCAAAGAAAATGAGCGACCCCCTTTCCCGTTTGACAGCAACCCCTGAAGTAATTTGGGACGCCGCTTACCAGTTACCATCCGATGTTATCGATGTCAGGACTATTCTTATTGGTGATTCGGTTGTTGATTACGAAGTTTTTGGCGATCAGGTATTCTTGAATGCCGGTGTAGATGACACCGTGACAGCGATTTATACCTATAGGGCTCCCGAGAATACATGGGCTCCGTGGTTTCGTCTTTATGCCGAGCTTTGCCTAGCAAGTTTATTTGCAAGTTCGGTTGCGATGAAGGGCGACCTAGCGTCTGTTTATGAGGAAAAGGCAAAGATGCAAGGCGCGAAGGCGCGCAAACGTGATAGCCAAAGACAGACTGCGCGTAAGGTAAGAACCACTAGATTTCTTTCTGTTCGGCGCTCTTCTAACCGGAGTGGTTAACTATGCCCGCTGGGGTTAATCATGTGCAGACCAACATGGCTAGTGGTCAAGTTGATCCGACTATGTTGGGGCGGCGCGATACAAGTATGTATCAGAATGGCGCAAAGGTTCTCAAAAACAATTCTCCTCTTGCGACGGGCGGCGTTAGGCGACGACCTGGCACCCAATATATAGCGACACTTCCTGCCACTTCACGCCTTGGTAAGCTGCAATTTAATGAGCAGCAGTTATATATTTTTGCATTTTCCAATGCGCGTTTAGACATATACAACGCCTCTACGAATGCTTTAGTCCAAACCCTGACAGGGCAACCGTGGAATGCCACGACTATGTGGCAGATGAAGTGGACGCAAACAGGCGATACGACCATTTTGGTGCATGAAGATTTCCCAATGCGGAAAATTGTGCGAACCAGTGCGACCACCTTTACAAGTTCTTTATACGAATTTGAAGCCCCGACAGCGGGCTTTCCTATTTATCAGCCCTACTTCAAGTTTGCTGACAATGCGGTAACGCTGACACCTTCTGGCACTACGGGGTCAATAACATTAACGCTAAGTGCGGGACACTGGGTGGCAGGGCATGTTGGTAGCCGGGTTCGCTACAAAAGCAAGACCTGCACGATAACTGCTTACACAAGCGCAACGGTTGTAACGGCAACAGTTAATGAAACGCTCCCCAGCACAACCGCTGATACAGATTGGGATGAGAATGTCTTCTCAACCGTAAATGGGTATGCGCGCAGTGTGTCCTTTCATGGACGCCGCCTTTGGTTTGGCGGTACAAAGGAATTGCCGCGCAATGCGTTTGCTAGCAAGAAGGGCGCTTATTTTAATTTTGATGTCGGTACGGGTTTAGACGATGAGAGCGTGCAGGCAGAAGTCGCTGTGGCTCAAATCGGTGAGATTGTGCATAGCCATTCTGGTAGGCATCTCCAATTTTTATGTGACACCGGAGTTGTTTATGTCCCTGAGACAGACGCTAATCCTGTAAGCCCTAAGAACTTTAACCCAAGGTTTTCCATTCCATATGGTGCGCGGCAGATAACGCCCCCAAGGAATCTGGACGGAGCAGAGATTTATATTCAAGACACGGGTAAGGTTGTTAGGGAGCTTATCCATAATGATTTTCAACAGGCGTACACAGGCGATGCAATCAGTTTGGTTTCGAGTAACTTAATTAATGATGTGCAAGACTTGGATGTTTTGTATGGACATGCAGATGGACCGGAGCAATTCGCATTGGTGGTGAATGGTGATGGGACAATAAGTTGTTACCATACAATTAGAAGCGAAAAGATATCGGGTTGGTTCCCTTGGGAAACTAACGGTACGTTTGAAAGTATAGCTACCCTAAATAACGAAGCTTGGGTCACCTGCAAGCGGACGATAAACAGCGCTGTTGTTTATACCCTTGAGAAGTTTGATTTTGAATTAACGCTAGATTGCGCCCTAAAATTTGACGCCGCCTCTGCGAGTTCGTTTACTGTCGCTCATTTG